TAAAAATGAACGCTAAAGAAAAAGAAGTAATGGACATTCTACAAGAAGAATGTGCCGAAGTAATTCAAGCAGTGAGTAAAATTAGTCGATTTGGAATTGACAATTTCAAGCCAGGCAAGCCCAAAACAAATCGAGAACATCTTGAAGAAGAGTTAGGTGATATGCTCGCAATGATTGACATTATGCTAGAACTTAGTGTAATATCATTAGACAATCTAGAAATTGCTAAAAAGGCAAAGGTTGAAAAACTTAAAAAATGGTCAAGTATATATGAGCAAAATTAAAATAGCAGAGCTGTTCTACAGTATACAGGGAGAAGGCAGATATATGGGGGTCCCCAGTGTGTTCTTACGCACATTTGGATGTAATTTTAAATGTGCAGGGTTTGGTATGCCGCGCGGAGAACTTAGCACAGAAGTAGAAGATATTGCACAACTGGTTCATTTGTATAACGATTACAAACAACTTCCACTAGTTAGCACAGGGTGTGATAGTTATGCTAGTTGGGATCCACGTTTTAAGGATCTAAGCCCATTGCTAACTACAGATGCAATTGTAGAACGTATTATGGAAATTCTTCCACACGGTGAATGGCGTGATGAACATTTGGTTATTACAGGTGGCGAGCCATTACTAGGTTGGCAGAAGCAATATCCAGATTTGTTGAAGCATCCTAAGATGCAAGGTCTTAAAGAAATTACCTTTGAGACAAATGGCACAATGCGTTTAACAACAGAATTCAAACAATACTTACATACTTGGAAATATCATTCTGATGATGTTGACTTTTATAGAGATATTACATTTAGCGTAAGTGCCAAATTACCATGCAGTGGCGAGCCGTGGGATGAAGCTATTAAACCTGAACGTGTATGTGAGTATGAAGAATATGGTACAGCATATTTAAAGTTTGTTATTGCCACTGAGGAAGACTTCAAAGATGCAGAACGTGCCATTGCTGAATATCGTGCAGCAGGATTTTTAGGGCACGTTTATCTAATGCCAGTGGGCGGAGTTGAAAGTGTATATTCAATGAACAATCGTAATGTAGCATTACTAGCAATGAAACACGGACTAAGATATAGTGATAGACTACAAGTGCCGTTGTTTAAAAACGAGTGGGGTACTTAATGGGTATTCTTGATCAAGCTATTGTTAGAGAACCCAAAAGGACAAGTATGAAACAATTTATTAAAAATCTATTTGGCATCAAAGATGCTGTAGAACAACCAGTTTTGCCCGAACCCAAAGTTGAAGAACCTAAAAAAACAGCAAAAGAAATTGCTACAGAAAAAAAAGAACCTTGGGTTGCAGTACTAGATACTCATGTTAATAAAGATAATATTCGTAATGGGTTTTTTGAGCTTGATTGGAATGAGTATTTTGTGTTACAATTACGTAGCGCAGGATATACGGGTGAAACTGATGAAGTAATTGTAGATCAGTGGTTCACCGAATTATGTAGAAATTTAGGCGCAGAATCAGGGATTGATATGGATCGTAGAAATAGCGGTTTTATTAATGTAAACAATTTAGGTAATGGAAAAACGGAAGTTTCTTAATGAACAAAACATACATACTTGTAGACACAGCAAATACTTTTTTTCGTGCTAGACACGTTATTCGTGGGGACTTAAACGACAAGATTGGTATGAGTCTAGCTACAGTATTGGGTAGTGTTCGCAAAGCATGGCGGGATTTTAAAGGTGATCACGTTATCTTCTTCTTAGAAGGTCGTAGCTGGAGGAAGGATTATTATGCTCCTTACAAACGTCAACGTACAGAGGCTCGTGCTGCTCAAAGTCCAAGAGAAGCAGAAGAAGACCGTGTATTTTGGGAAACGTTTGATGAATTTAAAGAGTTCATTAAAAATAAAACTAATTGCACAGTATTACAACATCCTCAATTAGAAGCAGATGATTTGATTGCGGGTTGGATTAAAAGTCATCCAACAGATAACCATATTATTATTTCGACAGATGGAGACTTTGCACAACTTATTGCTCCAAATGTTCAACAATATAATGGTGTGATGCAGATTACAACCACACACGAGGGATACTTTGATGAAAAGGGTAAGCCTGTTAAAGATAAGAAAACTGGCGAGGACAAGGGCGCACCGAACCCCGGATGGTTACTCTTTGAGAAGTGTATGCGTGGCGACACTTCCGATAACATCTTTAGTGCTTATCCGGGAGTACGTGAGAAAGGCACAAAGAATAAAGTTGGTCTCCGTGATGCCTTTGAGGATAGAGTAAGCAAAGGATATTCTTGGAACAATCTCATGTTACAGAAGTGGGTAGATCACGAAGGTATTGAACATCGTGTATTAGACGATTATACTCGTAATGTAAATCTATGTGACCTAACTGCGCAGCCAGAAGATATCAAAGCAATTATTAAAGAAACAATCGATACTGCTATTATAGAAGAAAAAAATATTCCACAAGTAGGAATACGATTGCTTAAACTTTGTGCAGAATATGATCTTGTTAAAATCAGTGAGCAAGTGCAAAGTTATGCAGAACCACTTAACGCGAGGTACATAGCATGAATGCTGTAATTTCAAAAGTATTAATTCCAAATAAAGAATGGTTAATTAAAAATGATCAAAGTAAGATAGGATCTATATCAAAGATTAAAAAAGGATATGTGTTTTTACGAAAAGGTAAAAAAGTCAATTTTCAAGATCTTTCAGAAATTAAAGTACAATTTGGAATCAATGTACTTGAGGAAGGTGTTAAAAAAATCAAGTCTTTGACCCCGGATAATAAAAATTATGCTATCTACGATTATCCTTGTAGTTCAAAACCCTATGGACCTGTATATAGTGTAAAAGAGAAATTACCATTGTATGCTAAGAGTGCCAAAAGTAAGAGTCAATACTGTGCAGGATATTATATAATTCAATTTCGTAAAGGATGGGTTAAAAGTTTTTGTCCTAAATTGATAACTTTAGAAAGATATCCTTATCAAGGACCGTTTAAAACAGAAGCTGATATGAAGTCAGCATTAAACATTGTGACCAAAGTATGAAGCCATTAAACACACTGCCTATTGAAGAATTTTTAGATAAAGCACGTATAGCTATCAAAACTAATCAAAAGAATTTAACCCTTAGTATTAAAGAAATTACCGACTTACAGAACAGTTTAAGCGTGGTAATGACACGTTTAGCGGGCGAAATGGATCAAATTTTAGCATCGGCGGCACAACCAAGTACTTTGGAAGTTAAAATGGACGGTGGGAAATTCTAAAAAAGCTGATAAATATGTGTGGAGAATCACACATAATGAGCAGACCTAAACCAACGGTACTTTTAGAAATTACCAATAAAAAAACATATAAGACAGAACAGATACTAGAAGCTGATGCTATCTGGGCAGTGTTCTATCAAGGTAAACCTATTAATCTAAAAACTACCAGCCTAGTTGCACAGCAATTAGGTCCAAAATATAAAAAAGTTTCTTTTAGTAATTCTGGCCATGCAATCAATCTTGCTGAAAAACTCAATAAGCAGTTCAATACTGATGGATTTGCTGTTTTTAAATTGATTACTGGAGACAAGTTAACCAATGGACCAGAGAATTGAAATCACCAAATATGTAGCAAGTCAGCTAGGTCTAGCTGTTGACGATAAATCTATTCATAAATTAAAACAGATATTTTGGTGTAATTTTAGATCCAAATCATCTGGAGGTCTTAAACTAACTGATAAAGGGTTTGAATCTCTAATCCAAGCTGGGCTCAAATCATATCAAGTGAAATTTGAAGAACCTATGCAATATACCAATCAACTTATTATCCATTTGGATAAGTTTATAGATTGCCCTTGGTTTGTTACCAATAAAGAAATCTATGTTTTTAATGATAAAATGGCTGTACAATTAGTGTTGTTTTCTGGCAACATTGCAAGGTTTAGCAATGCTAAAGCAAAAAGTCTAAAATCTGCTTGACAAATCCTATAATCTGCTGTATAATTATTACATACTGAGAAGCACAGTATAATAATTTAACCCAATATAGAAAGTATTGTATGGCAGAAAAAATTTCCACAAATCGTACCGTTACTCCTAACGAAGCTAAACGTAGCATTCGTAAGTGCGTCAAGATCCAGCGTCCCGTGTTTATGTGGGGCCCTCCGGGTATTGGTAAATCCGATATTGTTAAACAAATTGGTGACGAACAAGGCCGCGAAGTTATTGACGTTCGTTTGAGCTTGTGGGAACCCACTGATATCAAAGGTATTCCTTATTACAACAGTACTGAAAATACTATGACTTGGGCGCCTCCTGCAGAACTGCCTACTGATCCAGAGTCTACTGCAATCTTGTTCTTGGATGAGTTGAACTCTGCGGCTCCTGCTACACAAGCAGCGGCTTTTCAATTAGTTCTTAATCGCCGTGTTGGTACTTATGTGTTGCCAAAAGGTGTTTCAATTGTTGCCGCAGGTAACCGTGAAACTGACAAGGGTGTTACATACCGTATGCCTGCTCCGTTGGCTAACCGTTTTGTTCACTTGGAATTAAAATCCGACTTTGAAGATTGGCAAGAATGGGCTGTTAAGAATAAAGTACACGAGCAGGTTGTTGGTTATGTTGGCTTTGCTAAACAAGACCTGTACGACTTTGATCCAAAGTCTAGTTCACGTGCCTTTGCTACTCCCCGTAGCTGGTCTTTTGTATCCGAATTGCTTGCAGATGATGACCTGTCAGAAGGTACGTTGACTGATTTGGTTGCTGGTGCAATTGGTGAAGGACTTGCTGTTAAGTTTATGGCTCACCGCCGTGTTGCTAAACAGATGCCTAAACCTGAAGATATCTTATCTGGCAAAATTACCAAATGTGAGATCAAAGAAATCTCCGCTATGTACTCTTTGACAGTTAGTCTGTGCTATGAGCTACAGACTGCTGATCAAAAGAAAGTTAAAAATTGGGACGGAATGGCAGATAACTTCTTTGCATTCTTGATGGAGAACTTCCCAACTGAACTTATTGTTATGGGTGCCAAAGTTGCATTGACTAACTATCAACTACCGTTTGATGCTAGCAAATTAAAGAACTTTGATCGATTCCACGACAAGTACGGTAAGTACATTATCCAAGCAATGGAAGGCTAAAATTGGGCCCTTAGGGGCCCTTTTTGCTTGCTCTTTTGATAAATTTAATGTATAATATATACTTAAACACTAAAAGGATACAATATGTCATCAATAATGAAAACTGAAAAGTCTAAGAAACAAGATTGGGCTAAAAAAGAATTTACTCAAGCTGAAAAGAATAAGATTCTTGATAAACTTATTACCGCTCGAGTAGGACTATTATTGCGCCATCCTTTCTTTGGCAATTTGGCTACTCGTCTTAAAATGGTTGATGCCAGTGACTGGTGTAATACACTGGCCACCGACGGCAGGAACTTTTATTACAATAACGGGTTTGTTCATAAACTAACTCCTAAAGAAGCAGAGTTTGGCTTTGCTCACGAAGTATTGCATAATGTATTTGATCATATGGGTCGTCGTGATCGTCGTGATCCTGTACTATCAAATATTGCCGCTGACTATGCTACTAATCAAATTCTTAAAGATGAAAATATTGGTAACGTTCCGAGCTTTATTCAAATTTTTCAAGATAACAAATATCGTAGCAAGAGCTATGAAGAGATCTACGACGATCTCTATGAAAAAGCAGATAAGATTGATATCAATTCACTAGGTGAATTATTGGATGAACATTTAGACGACGGTGAGGACGGAGAAGATAATAGCGGTAACGGAGAAGAAGTAGATGGTAGCGGCAAAGGTCGCCCAAAGTTAACTGCTGAAGAAAAGAAACAGATCCGTGATGAGATCAAGGAAGCAATGGTCGCGGCTGCTCAGGCGGCAGGTGCTGGTAGAATTCCTGCAGGTGTTCGTCGTATGATTAGTGACTTCACTGAGCCTAAAATGGATTGGCGTCAGATGTTGCGTATGAACATTCAAAGTATTGTTAAAAGTAATTTTAGCTTTAATCGTCCTAATCGTAAAAGTCAACATTGTGGTGCAATTTTGCCAGGATTGATGAACGAGGAAACAATTGATGTATCAGTGGCCATTGATATGAGCGGTAGTATTTCGGATGAAATGGCCAAGGACTTCTTAAGTGAAGTCAAAGGTATTATGGATGAGTATGTTGATTTTAAATTAAACCTGTGGTGCTTTGATACAGAAATCTACAACTATAAACAATTCACTGGTGATATTGCTGATGAAATTCTAGACTATGAATGCAAAGGCGGTGGTGGTACTGACTTTGACGTAAACTT